GCTTGTTTTACTGCTTTTTCAAAATGTTCTTTATCATTAATTGGTGTTTCAACAATTGCCCATTCACCAGATGATTTATCAATAGCAATCCATCCTCCAAAATCTTTATCATCTGCTTTTGCATACAAGTATCCTTGTGATACATAACCAAAAGTATCATCTTTTAATACAGCATCAAACCCTTCTGAAAATTTATATTTAAAAGAATAAGGAGATGCACTTTTTATATCCCATATTTTATCTAATATTTTAACATCATATGTACCATTTATTTCTTCATTATCAAACGCATGCGTTACTTTTTTCTGTATATTTTCTACTTTTATACCAGATGATTTTAATATAGCAATAGCTAATGCTTCTACTAAATCTCCAAATATAAATCTCATTTTGGCATTATAAGGTGGAGTCTCTGTTTTTGCTCCCATTTTTTCCATTTGTAATTGGCATAAAGGTCTGCCAATACTACTCATTCGTGGTCTAAATTTTTTTTCTCTCTCCTCTATAAAATGTTTTATAAATGCCTGTTTACAGGCTTCACCAAATTCATTTACAATAGTGCTAGAAATAGGAACAGAGGCCTTATTGGCCTCCGTTAAAAATAATTGCACTCTATTAAGAATACTAGACACTATGATGCTAACACCACTTCGGGGTCATCTTCCATTTCATTAATTACTTTGGCAGATGCCACATCACGTTCCTTATTCTTATGAGCATTTTGATATTTTTCAGATATTCGGGTATTTTCTTCTTCTATTAAAGCATTAAACATATCCATATGTTCTAAATCTTTTTTAGTAAATTCAATTTCCTTACTATCTACTGAAACACTAGACACATAATACACATTACTACCTGCCTTTTTACGTTTCGTTGTTAAATTTAATAGATGATTTTGCATTAAACTATCTCTACCTTTAAGACTTTTTAATGCTTCACCTATTGGCGTAAAGTTAGAGCCTGTTACACGAAATAGAACAGGCATAGCATCAACAGTTGTTGCATCTCCTGTTGCTGTTGTACCCTCCATAGATAACAAACCATATACTAAACGATAACATTTAATATTACGTTGAGAATCTATTTCAGCTTGTGTAAGTTGTTCTTTATCTTTACCTATTACTTTACCACATCGGACTCCCCCATTTGAATCAATAGGTTCATCTTTCCATGATTTAAATACAACAGAAGAACATGGATAATTATTATTATCTGGGTCATACTCCATATACTGATATGCATTAATAAAAGGTCTAAATTGTATAGCTTTATCTTTTATACTATACACTTTAGCTTCTATACCAGAATCATAGGTTGTATAAACACCTGCAGATAATTGATTTCCATCATCATCTTCTGCTGCTCTGTTTATTGTAAGACGAGATATTGTGCCCGAACTAATTATCGAGCCATCATCTTGCCCTGTCATTCGCATTATCTCCTCTTTACTAAGAGATTCAAATGCTTGTAAGTCATTTACCATAGTTTACCTCCAATGGTTAATTCAATTACTATATTAGCATTTTTAACAAAAAAGTCAAGCATAAATTTTTGTTTCTAACCAATTAGAGCCTACCTTTAATTCAACGTCTAGTGGAACGTTAAAATCAATATTATACATGTCTTTCATCCTTTGAATTACTCCTAAACACCCATTGTTTAGGCAAGAAGCGACTATACTTTCTTCTCCGGGAAAAACGTCTGCCACAATAGAATCGTGTACAGTATTGATAAGTAGGCTCTTGGTTTTATGTTCCTCTAATAATTCTTGTATACCAATACACGCTAAAGGAACAATGTCAGCAGTTGCAAATCCCTGCACTGGATAATTTTTTATCTGTGTAGAAAAACTTGAACCACCCCATGGCATGCGTTCTGCTTTAGGAAAAGCATATTGTCTACCTGTTGGTAGTGTTACGACTTTTCGCCGTATTGCTTCATCTTGCAGTTTCTCATGCCAATTCTTTATATCCGGATATTTTTTTAAGAATGCCGAATAATATTTCTTTTCATTTTCTGTACCAGACATACCTCCATACAAAGGTTTAAATGTATGTGCCTTTGCTTCTTGTCTAGAACAACCTATAATATCTGCTGTATATTGATGTACATCTACACCATTTTTAATATCTTCCATTCCTTGTGTATCTTGTGCAAGGAATACAGCAGTACGAAATTCTAATTGTGCAAAATCTATTTCCATAACTTTACCATTTTCAAATCTAGAAGAAATAACTTTACGAATAGGAAATGTATTACCTCTTGGTTGATTTTGAAAGTTAGGATTACGACTTGATAATCTACCTGTTGCTGTTACTGTTTGCATAAAACTAGGATAAAGATATCCTTTTTTTGTTGTATGCTTTTTAATACCATCAACAAATGTATTTAAGTATACTTCTAATGCACTGTACCTAGTAATTTTTTCAACAAATATTTTTAAAAATTGGTCGCCACGCCTTGCCATTTTTATTAATGTACCTTTATCTGTTTTAAATCCACCCTCTGCAACATCCATAACAGAATCTGGGTAAGCAGTAAATCCTGCTTTATCTTTTAAATCAGTATACACAAAACCTTGTGCAGAACAATCAATACATTTACTTAAATTTTTATATGGTTGCCCATTAACTTTTATTTTTTGAACTACACCACGCCCATTACATGTTGTACATTGATGGGCTTTTGTTTTTTGTACAGGTTCTAAATACTTGGCAAATAATTGTTTTAATTGTGTGCCTGTAAATCTAGGTCTTTTCTTTTGTCGTTTTGTTATTGGGTCAATACCTAAATTAAATATTCGTGCCCATTCTTTTTTATCTTTTACTTTTACACCATATATTAACCATGATAATTGTTCTGGACTAGCAGGATTAACCTTTGTATCACCCATACGAGTATAAATAATCTCATCTATATCAACACGAAGTTTATCATACTCTTCTTGAAAATCTTGTTCAACTTCATCTAATGCTTTCATGTCAATATAAATACCATGATTTTCCATCTTAGCTAACACAACTAAAAACTGACACATATTTTGTAATGTTTTAACGAGGTGCCTATGTTGTGGCTTACGCAATTGAATCATTTGTGCCTCATATAAAGACCTGGTAGCTTTTACATCTAGTCTACCATATTCCTCTACAATACGAATAGGAATATTTTGAAATGATACTTTATCTTTTATGTATTGTTCTGTTGCATCTGATTTTTGTATAACACCACGAAAAGCACAACAATCTTTTAGTTTTAAACTTCTTTTAATACCTTTGTTCATAACATATTCGCCAATCATAGTGTCATAAACTCTACCAGTATAATTAAAACCTGCCTCCCATAGCCATAGCAAATCAAATTTAATATTATGACCAACAAGTAGTGTAGTTTTATCTAGTATATCTTGTATTACTTTTCTATCTGGTATACCTTTATAATCTCTATGTTTAAAAAATACATACTCATCATTTATACCAAGAGATACTAAAAAGTTATCTGGGTTCTTTGGTGATGGGTCTAACTTACCCTCTTCTGTTATTTGAAAACTTGTTTCTACATCAAATGTACTAATCATTTTTATAACTTTCTTTTGTTTCTATACTATGGCAATTTGCACATAATACAATACATTTTCTAATCTCTGCTTTTATTACTTTCCATTGACTATAACTACTTCTTCGTATCATAGATACATTTTGTAGTTTTTTTGATGGGTCTACATGATGAAATTGTAATGCGGCGGGATTGTCTTTATACCCACAATGAGAGCACCCTTTAAATACTTTAAATCTATCTAATCGTGCAGTAATCCATGCTCTAATTCTTTTATGTCTATCAGCATGTCTCTTTCTTTCTCTCTCCCACGCTTTAGGAGAATACCATTGAGGTTTACCTCTTCTATTTATTCTTACATCATTATTAGAATAGTATCCACCAAATACAAAACCATCTTCTCTTTTTGTCACACCTCTAATCATTCTGCATACCTTGATAGTTCTGGTATGATGATACAATTCTTTAGACCATGCCACCCTGTTATTTTATTTTTACTAATAGCTAAACTTCTTACCTTTTCATCTGTATCCATTTTATCTCTATGCCCTACACCTATAATAACATCTGCCTCTGCAGCTTTACCTGTCTTACTACCCTCCATCATATCAAATGTCAAATCAAACTTACCTTGTCCATCTGCAGATGCTTGTGATATAGCAATAACACAACAGTCATTTCTTTTTGCAACTTCTCTTGCACCTGTATAAATAGCACGAAGTTTCTCATCTGTTCGTGCAAAATTACCTGTTACACCCACCTTA